ACCCGGTGCTGCTGTGTCGCCGCCTGTTGCTGTTTCAGGTGGAGTTGCTTCTGCGCCAATTTCTGCTGTTTCGTCATCTGGTGCAATATCCTCTGCTCCGCTAATGTCAGCACTTATACCTGCTGAACTAATTCCTGCACCACGCATTTCTGCACTTGCATCTGCTGCTGGTTGATCTAATGTTTCGTCATTTTCTTCACGCCACATACGTTCATTCTCTGCAATTTCTTCAGCACTCATGCCCAAGAATCGTTTCATTGCAAATCTATTTGAAATATATGGTATAGCACTCATCTGTGTATATGTTGGTACACGAGCATTATCAAGTTCTGATTGTCTATATGCCGCAAAGTTTTGTGGTGGTTCAAATTCTAAGTCAAACATTGCTGTGTCAATGTTTACGCCTTTTTCTAAAAGATATCTTTTAAATTCTTGATTAAAGTCTTCTATAATAAGACCTTGTAAACGTTCACAGTATGTGTTGAAACGCAATTCTTGAATAAATGCTGTACCTACTCTACCATCATTATATGATGAAGTTGCGTCATCACCGCCGGTAGGCAAGTAGCTGCTAGGGATTCGTAAACCGCGTACGAGCTTATTAGTAAAATATCGTAAGTCATCAATCTCTCCTAAGTTAGTTCCGCCTGGTAGTGTTTCAACTTTAGATCCTCTACCTTCTGCTGTTTGTGGGAAAAAGTAATCTTCGTTAATTGACAGAGGATTGTAAGAACTGTCTATGACATTTGTGCCTCCACCTGTCGCTGATGGGATCCTTCTTTGATGGATTTCCGTTTTAACACGTTCAACAAATTGCATAGCAAGGTGTGATGGCATGTTACCCACATCAACGTAGAATACTCTGCGCTCAGGCGCACGTTGTACACGATAGATAATAATAGCATCTTCGAGTAATTCTTTTTGTTTGAATACTTTAAATATTGTTTCTAATAATGAGTTACCAAAAGGAAAGTTATTGTCTAATCCTTCTGACAGGCTTAGGTGTAACACATGCTGTGCGTCGACAGCAACTTCGCCTTCTTCAATAGCAAAACGTGAACCTGGTGGTACATTAACACCGCCAGTCATTCCTCTTGCTCCGCCAGTTTGATAACTTGCGCCAGGACTACTTATGTTACCGTTTGTAATATGCGGTGATGTTGCAACCATTTCTTTGAAATTTAAGTTTACATCTTTGATAATGTACTGTTCAGGCTTTTTGCCGTCTGATTCATTTACAATAATACGTGTAAGTTTTGCAGGATCAACATGAAATAATTTTTTTGTTTCTGGATCTCTTAGAAATATTGCATCTCCGTATTTGAATACATTACGGAATGTTCTAAACATACGTGTTTCAAAATTATTAATTTTGCACCATTGTTTTAGGTACTGACCTAAAATATTAATTTCGTTATTAGTTGCTGCTTTGTTATAATGAAAATTAAAGTTAGTTCCGTTTTCATCATTTTTTTGTGTACAAAACTCAGCAAGGATATCAAGTGCAGCATTTACTTCACTGTCGTTGTCCATTGTGTTATATTGTCCGTAGCGTTCAACTCTATTTGGGCTACCTACGTATACATCTGGTAAGTAACTTGAATAGTTTGATCTTGCAGGACCTGGTCGACCGTTTGCACCGCCTCCGCTTATTGGTCCGTAGCTACCGCTTAGATTGTCGCCTGTGGGCACTGGGGTAAAATATTTTTTCCAACTCATATTATGCTCTTCCTAATCCGCTCATTAAATTGCCCGCACTGCGCATTGTTCTAATCTGTTTATTTCCAATATCTTTCTGCATGTTATTTATATTAACTAATTGTAACATGGTTTGGTTCAGAATGTCAAGTTTTTCTTCTACAGATCCGCCCTGCGGCATTGTAGCCATAGCTGTTTTAGCCGCTTCTGTCATAGGAGCACCCATAGTTGCCATCTGATCTTGTAATTGTTGTGCCATATCTGGCATTCTATTCAGCATTGACTTCATATTTGGTATAATTGATCCGTCCATGTTAGGCACAAACGTTTCTGGTCCGAGTTCACCAATTTTGTATGCAACATTTTCCATTACGCCGCCACCGATTGCTTTACTTCCTTGTTCTGATGTACTAACTGAATTCTGTGAATCGTTTTTGTCTGCATCTCGTGCTTGATCTAACACGTCAACTGGTGTTACACGAATTGCATTACCATTTGTTACGCCTTTAAAAAGTTCAGTAAAATTATTTCTATCTGTTAATATTGGATTCATTTCAGCATCATCACCAATAAAATTACCAAGATCAAAACTTTCTCTTAATTGCCTTGTAATCTCTACTGTAGCCCGAATACCTTCTGCTATGTTGTTTTGTAATACTGTATTTGCTGATAAATTTTTTGCTACAGTACCTTGCACATCTGCTGCACTATTTGCTAACTCAATTGTAGCTTTGTTTAACTCTCTAGATATTGATTGTCCTTCAGAGCCGCCACCTGTTTGAGCCCTTACTACATTTCTAGCTTCTTCTAAATAAATTTTAGCTGCTTCTGCGGTGCTAACAGTTCCTTCACCAGCGGCCTGCATTCTTGCTTGTACTTTTTCAACACCTTCTGTGAATGCTCTAGTTTCTGCAATAACTTTAGCTTGAGATTCACCAATAGAATTAAGTTGGCCAACTGATGCAGCAAATAATTGTGTGTCACCAACTGATTCTTCTGCAAATGCAGCTTTTGCTTGGTCTGACAGTCTAGCAATTTCTTTGTTCTTTTGTGCTGTTGTCATGTTAGATTCTCTAACTCTTTGCATTGCTTCGATGTTTGCAGCAGTTTCAGGATGCATTAGTTTAAAGTTTTTCGTCATGTCGCTCATCGGCACGCCGGTTTGATTCATGTCTTGTGCAAATGCTTTTGCTGCTGATCCTAATGGTCCTAAAGAAACCAACGCTGTATTCATTGTTTGAGTTGCATCATGGATGCCTCTATTTTCCATACGTCTGTTTGCAGCAATATTCTTACCATCACGTTGCGAATCAACTAGGTCTTGTTTTTGTTTTTCAGCACTTTCACCGCTTATCTCGGCCATTACAGCAATATTTTGAGCCATATCTAATGTTGCTTGAGTAACCGCTTTATCGCTCATTCCTGTTAGCATAGCTTGTCTACCAAGTAAACTAGCATTGGTCAACAGCATTTCATTAGATTCTTCTAAACTATAACCTAAATTTGCCATACCTGCAATAACTTTACCGTCTTCAAACATCACTCTTGATAGTTCAGAAAATCTTTTAGCACCTTGGTTAACACTTCCTCCAAGAACAGTTAAATTTTGTGCATTATTTCCAACCATATTTGCAAATACGTCTAATGTCATTCTAGTGTTTGCAGTTGCAGCCCGCAGAGCTCCTAGGTCACCATTAAATCCAGCACCAACTTTTGAAAGTGATTGGAATGTACGTTGTGTATCATCTAAATAACCAATAAAATCAGCGGCTGAATTGCCGAATGACTTAAATATCGGCGGCAAGACACTTGCCTGGCTTTTCATATTTTCTACAACTGATGATTGGTTAGTTAAAAACTTAGTAAAATTACTAGCTGCATTAGTGGCGTTGTTAACGCTTTTTCCAAAGTCAGTGCTACTGCCACCGCTGGTGCCACCACCACCACCACTAGATGATGTTTGTTGGCTCTTGGCAATCCCTGATTTTTTTAATGCTCCAACTAATGCGGTTTGGAGTTGTCCTACTGTTAATTCACTTACTGGGTCATCTGAAGCCATTTTGTTTCCAATTTATAATATGCATACTTTATAAAGCATAAATAATAGTATGTTAGTTATTAGTATTTATCGGAAAGGATTATATGAGTAGTTTTCTTCAAGATTATAAAAGACAGCCTAAATTATTTATTGACTTGCCTAGCCAAGGTCATTTCTATGATCACACAGTAATAGCTGATAATAAGTTTTCTTCAATACCTGTTTTTGGTATGAACGCTATGGATGAGATACTATTTAAAACACCTGATGCATTATTTACAGGCAATGCAACAGCAGAAGTCATAAAAAGTTGTATACCAGACATTACAGATCCTTGGAAATTAGTAGGTTTTGATATTGACTATATCTTAGTAGCAATACGTATTGCTACATATACTGACGATCTTCCTGTCAAAACAACTTGCCCTAGTTGTAGTAATGACAATGATAGTATTCTTAGTTTAACATCTTTAATTGAAAATTTTAATAATTACAAAATTGAAAATAATTTTAAAATTGACGATCTTACTTTTAAACTAAAGCCGTTGACTTACAAACAAATGTCAGATATTGCTATTGAAAATTATACCTTAGAAAGACAAATTATACAAATTGCTAAAAATAAAGATTTTACAGATAATCAAAGAGACAACGAAACTCAAAAAATATATAATAAAATGAACGAGTTAAATCTTAGCACTGCTGTATTATACATTCAATCAATCGATAATAGTGCAAATACTGAAACTGATGCACAATTAATTAAAGATTTTATTTCAACAAATGATACTAGATTTTATAAAGAATTAAAAGAAAATATTTTTGATTTAAGTAATCAGTGGAAGTTACCTAACTTAGAAGTAGTGTGTGGCGCAGAAGAGTGTGGACACAAATATAAGTCACAAATCGATCTGGACTACTCAAATTTTTTCGGACTACAATTCTTACACTCGAGGAATCTGATCAATTAAATCTGATCAAACAACTTGAAAACGATATCAAACAAATCAAAGATGATAGGTATCGTTTAGGTTGGTATATGAGAGGGTCTGTTTCTTACAAAGAACTAATGTATAGTTTAAGTCATGATGATATAGAAATTTATAACAAAATTATCAAAGATAACATCGAAACTACTGAAAAAACTAATCTGCCTTTAATTTAGCTTTAAATTTAGGTAATAGTTTTTTACCTTTTTTGTAAGCTGCTAATATTTCAGGATCACTTTTAATTATTTTTTCTAAGTCACTCTTAATAGCACTACTAGATTTTTCCTCAACTATTGTTGCACTTTCGCCAAACATGCCACTAGTAAAATCTGGAATACCTACCGTTGTTAAGGCACCGCCAGTAATGCCAGCACCTAGGTTGCCTAGTTCTTGTATCCTGTCTAAAGCTCTAGCCCATCTACATGATTGTTCCAAGCCAAGAAAAGTGCTACCGACAAAATTTTCTAGTTTTTCTTGTACGCCAAGAGCATCCAAGCATCTACGTATTAACTCTGGACCTCCAATTAGCCAAGCACCGCCTGCAATAATTGACAGCACCACGGTTGTTCCGCCGCTTGATACTCCTAATGCAATAAAAAGAGCACTTGCTACTGCAATAGCCGCTGGTGTAGACGCAGCTGTAAAAAAACCTACGAATACTTCAAATATTAATTCTGTAGTTAGACTTACTACTTTACGATAGGCTCTTGCAACATATAGTGGAACGCCACCGTCGGCTGTAGCAATGCTTCCTATTGTTTTACATCTTGATGGATCGGTCATTCCAGCTTTAACAAGTGATCTTAGATATGCATCAAACGCATCTTCAAGTTGCGGAACATTCAGTGCAACTTGTATATATGAACCTACAGCACCTAACCCTAATTTTCTGACAAGCCACATAATCCTTCTTAACCATTTTTTAAAAAACCCGCTAGATGCCTTTTTCATGTCCGCTTCTATTTTATCTAAACGTGCTTTTAGTTCAGCTTCTCCACCACCATCAATATTCGAAGGTACAGCTTTAGGAGCCTTTACCTTAGTAGTATTTCCTGAAGGAGCATCTGCTTTAGGAGCTGCTGTTGTAGTGCTCGTACCTAATCCAATATTTAACGGAGTTAATTTTTTTGGATCTAATAATTTTTTAATCGAAACGTTAAACGTTTTGCCCTTAGAATCCTTAAAGGAAACTTGGTTTGGATTACCGTTTTTCGCAGGACCTACTATAGTTCCTTTACTAACACTACCATTTTTATTTGCAAAAGCTGCCTTTGTACCAGTAATTTCTGTTCCGATGCCACTAATTTTTGGTTCAATCCTAGGGGCTTCTGTAATATGATATATTTTCATGAGATATCCTTAATCATTAGTTGTATGTATTTATGTTTTAACTTCGTTAAAACAAGTTTTCGCTAACGCTCAAACTATTTACTTCGTATATGATTATGTGTGATAGAAGTAATATACTTGAATTAAAGCAATATTACGAAGTAATATTGTAATTGCTTCATGTAGATTGTTTCAGTCAGATGGAACCTACACAGCGGTTCCATCTAATCTTGGTCTTCATGTGAGTTCGTCACAGCCGAGATTCGGAAGTAGGTAATTGTTTATACACTTAGTTCAATGGGCTCTGACCTTTCCCAACCTACGTCGACATCGCTTACGCTACCTCTCGCTTCGTTCCTATTGCTAAAGAGTTTTTATGAACTGTGTTGTGTTTTTCGATTGCTAACAGTCAACCTACGCCAATCCTGCCGCCCTACTACCGGACGCGGCTCAACGTGTACGAGTGTCCTTATCACGGGACCTTTTTCTCAGCGGTATTTGTAAACTGGCCCGCCAACCTTATGTGTTAGATTGTTTTGCCTTGATATTTTGTTCTAGCAATGCCTGTTTGAGTTTGTCTGATCCGCCTACTCTAACATTAATGATACCATTATAGTAATCATCAGTTTCAAGTACTCGCCTGTCAAACTGTTCTCGTGCCTCTATGTAGGACATTTCGCCCCTACCTTTACATAGGTATAGTATTTCTCTTGTAAACTTGTCTTCGCCTAGTTGTGCAACATCTGCGTTTAGTCTATCACTGGATCCCCAGTAAGTACGCCAATCGCTTTCTTTTGTTCCACGTCTTTTATTTTTTTTGCCTTTGAGTGGTGGCTTAGTAGTTTTAAATTTTGCTAGTTTCTTGCCTATGTATTTTTGTCCTGTAGTGGTATTTGTAATTAGATAAACAAATCCTTCATACTCATCTGGTATTTCTTCAACTTGTTTACCTTGATACGTCCACTGCATCAAGTATATATGCGAGCCTGTTATTTTTTGCCTTCTCGTTTGGCTTTGAACTTTGTATGTATTTCATCGCCTCGAATTTTACTTAATTTTCGTATTTCTCTTAGCCATCTTCTGCTGGCTGCATGTGTTCTAAACGAAACTCTTGATTCAAATGCTTCGTTTGCTTTAAAATATTCTATATATGCTTTCGTTAGCTTGTCATGGATGTCGTCTTCAATCATAATACATTGCCTTTAGCGTAATAGGATTACTTCCAGTAGCATGAGCTGCAAGTTTTGTATGACAATTACCACCCATGCCTTTTAAAAATGCACGTTCAACTTGTGCTTGGGCAAAGGTTTTCTTATCATTTACTTTTTTAACTATATCAATAGTATCAACATCATTCTTTCTAGTTTGTATTGCAATTATTCCTTGGCCAACTGCTGGAATAGTTGGAATCTTAATCCAAGTACGTCTAATATCCAATGCTTTAAGGCCAGCTTCAGCTAATACTATAGCATCATATTCTTTATTGTCAAGTTTTTCTAACCTAGTATCAATGTTGCCTCTAATAGGCTTAATTTTTATGTCTAAATTGTTGTATAATTCTTTTAATTGAGCAGTTCGTCTAGGACTACTAGTACCAATAGTACATCCGTATCCTACGCTACCAACAATTACATCATGAGGACTGTTACGTTTTAACATTGAAGCAATAATTAAATCCGGGTGTTCTTCCCCAGGCATGTCTTTAAGACTATGCACAGCAATATCAATGTTTTCTTCTAATAATTCATTTTCAATAGCAGTACAGAACACACCTTTACCACCAATTTCGTGTATTGGAGCATCGTTGTTTAGATCGCCATCTGTTTTTATTATAACTATTTCTGTTTCGTGAGAAATTTCACTGCACACACGTTCAGCATATGCAAGTGCTAGTTTACTTCCTCTTGTTCCAACTTTTAGTTTCATTCTACAATGTCAATATCATTCTCATATGATGTA